TCAGACAGCCTCGGATAACGATATAACTAAGCAGACGTTCACTCAGCCAGTTCGGTCTATGCACCTCCAGATCAACGGCCAGGACCGCCTAGACCGCCGTACTGGCGACTATTTCAACAGGGTTCAGCCTTACCAGCACCACAGTGGCACAATGAAGCCCCAGGGGTTTGATACCGCAGCCTATAAGAGTTCTTTAAAAGCGCCCCAGGCACACCAGGCGATCTACTCGTACTCGTTTGCGCTGAAGCCCGAGGAGAACCAGCCCAGTGGCACGTGCAACTTCTCCCGCATTGATACGGCGACCATCGTTATGGAAATGTCCGGCGACTACGTTGTTGACGAGACGACCGACAACATCTGGAACGTCCGCGTTTATGCGATCAACTACAACATCCTCCGCGTGATGAGCGGCATGGCTGGACTTGCCTACGCCAATTAAAAAAGGAATTTCAATATAAATGTCAGAATCTCAGCCGGTTTCTCCTCCTAAACCTACTCCCTCTGTTGCTGTATCTTGGGTGTTTAGCGTGGGCGGAATACTGACCATCCTTTTCTGGATAGTATTCGCCTTTGGCGCTGCAAAGCTATCTTACGACAAGTATAGGTCTTTAGGTTGGGCTATTTTGGATTTCATTTTCAGTCAGTTCTATTATCCTTACTACGCCCTCGTCCTGAATTCGCCGACACAAGCATTGGTATCTGCCGGTCGGCGTCGTTAGATTCATTACCACTCCATCACAATGTCGTCCACACGACACACGATATCTCCCTCTTCGGCGAGTTTCGTGTTCAGTGCCTTGACATCTTCCTCAAACACCTCCTCCGCCATTCCCTCAGGAAGCTTCGTCTCGTCCACGAGAATGTCCACGAGTCCAGTCCCGCAAGGCGGTCTCTGTCCGAACATGATGTTTGCAGACACACCCTTCATGCTATCAAACTCCCCGCTCATCGCTGCGTTAAACAGAACCTTGCTCGTCTCCTCAAACGATGAGCGCGCAAGGACTCCCGAATCGCTCTTGCTCATTCCAAACCGGTCTGCGCTCAGAATGTGACCGGGATACGTCATCGTGTCAATGAGCGTAATCATATGGTGGTAGTTCACGTACTCTGCAGTGAATACTTCCATGAACTCCTCGTAAAGCGCCAACCGTGCCGTTTCAATCCCAAACACTTCCATGATTTCGTGAACGTCGTTCGAGAAAGACCTGAGCGGATCTACGTGCTGGAAGGTCGCCAGATCCAGCAGGTTTGTTCCTTCCACGTCCAGAACATACTGCGGAGACAGAGGCACGAATCCGCCAACAGTCTCGTCATACATCATTTCAGACTTGACTTCGCGGGGGTATACTCTTCCGAGTCCCTCTACGCCCGTGAGAATCGTGTCAAGAAGCTTGTCCTCAATGAACCGGAGCGACAGAGCGTTCTTTGCGATATCGGTTCCAAACACAATGCGCAGAATGATCTTGTCGGGAGTGTTCGTGTCGCTGTGGATGCAGTCAAATACCCTCAGAGTCTTGTTGTCCTGAATCTTGGATGCGATTGTCGTCATGTTTGCAACATTGCGCGCAGCCATTTCCATCTTGTCAAGTTCAAGGCGCATAATCCACGGAGACATGCACGAGTTGCCCTGCGTCACCGAGAACTTCTCGTAGGACCGCAGAATTTCAATGTCGTCTGCGATGGCCGTATTTGTGGTTCCCGGATGCGGATCGTGGTAAATGCGAACTGAAATGGTGATGTCCCGCAGCGTCGTCTTCTGGATGTCCCGCTTTACCGAGGACACAGAGTTCTGGGACTTTGCAACCTCCGGGGTCAAATACACGACATTTCCGGGATTCTTGGGGTTGCGAGAAACACTGAGGAGTTCAATGATACGCGGAACTCCTTGAGTCGCATTCGCCTTGACGGTTCCTGCGCTGTGGAAAGTGTTCAAAGTAAGCTGCGTAGTGGGCTCGCCAATGGACTGGGCTGCTAGCGTTCCGACCATTTCGCCCGGATGGACGCACGCATTCAGGTACTTGTATCGGATGTCCCTCAAAAGCTCGTCAAACAAGTCCTTGGATAACCGGAGCTTGAGAATTGACTTCTTGGGCGCAAAGTAGTAGCGAAGCAGGGCGTGGAAGACTCGGTTGTGCTTCAACCAGGATTCGTTGCACAAAGAGTTCAGCTCGTTAGTAACGTGTTCTGGCGTCAAGTCGGTCTTGGTGACGTACGGATTCGTGTATTTCTGCTCTAGACGGCGCAGATTTACTGGAGCCATAATTTTGCGAGAACTCGTGTATCGGAACACGTTCTCCACTAGAAACTTCCGGTCGTCCAGAATCTTCTCCACCATATCAGAATCCGTCGCAACGAGTCCGTCCTTCATTACCTCTTGGAAATCGGCGGCGGAAGCAGCAAATTCCTTGTAAACTTGCGCCATCGTCATGACACCTAGCTCACACACTTGCGCCTCAATGCACACGCTGTCAATTCCGTCTCCGCCGTAGTGAAACTGGACGATTGCGCCGTTGGCGTTGCGCACGGTTCCGTCGTATTCAACGTGCAAATCCTCCATCGTCTTCACGAGCTTCCGCTGAATGTATCCTGAATCGGAAGTCTTCACGGCAGTATCAATAAGACCCTCGCGTCCTGCCATTGCGTGAAAGAAGAACTCGGCGGGACGCAGACCTGTGATGAAGCTGTTCTCCACGAACCCCCGCGACTCCGCCGAATAGTCGTAGCGAGTGAAGTGTGGCAGCGTTCGGTCCTGAAGCGTATACTGAATGCGCCTTCCGGCAATGAACTGCTGTCCAAGCATAGCCATCATTTGTGCAATGTTCAGGTCAGAGCCTTTGGATCCAGAGACCACCATTTCACGCATACGGTTCTTCTTCGGGAGTCCGTTCATCACCTTATCCACGACCTTGGAAGCAGAGTTCTTCAGTGCGTTCGTGATCTGGTTCTCAAGCTCATCGCCGTCGGGTCGTCCAGAATCGTTTGCGAATATGCCAGAATGGACGCTGGACATGATGCGCGAAACCTCCTTGCGTCCGTCCTCCAGAGACTTGGCGATCGCCTCTGCGATTTCCTCGTTCCCTACAAGATCCGACGGACCCACTGAGAAGCCAGAATACAGGTTGTATTTCGTGACAATGTTCTGGACTTCGTTGATGAACTGTCCGCACCGATCAGGACCGAAATCGTTGTAGATTACGTGAAGAATGCCGTCCACCATGTCGCCCTGCGAGCCTCCGAATGCGCTCTTCTTCAGCACGCCCTTTGTGAGCTGTCCGTCCTTCAACTGAATGCTTCCGTTGAAATCCATCAGGGGAAACGTGCTTGAAATCAACTCCTGTCCCGTCATCGTAGAACCCTTGCGGGAATAAGTACTGAGCGGGCGCTTTGTGCGACCTAGAATGTTCATTGCGATATGTTCTGGCACTCTCACGTCCTCCTGCGAGATACGGAAGGCGCCTGTTAATGTGTCTTGGAATATTTGAATGATGGGAGAGTTGGTGCGAGGCGAGATGATCTGACGAAGAACTGAGGCAAGATACTTTAGCTCCGTAGCAGCCACGATGGATTGCGGGACGTGCATGTTCATCTCGTCGCCGTCAAAGTCTGCATTGTAAGGGCGGGTCGCAGAAACGTTCAGGCGGAACGTGGAGTAAGGAAGAACCTTGATCCTGTGGCATTCCATGGACGCCTTGTGGAGCGACGGCTGGCGATTGAAGAGAACCACGTCTCCGTCAATGAGGTGGCGATGAACAATGTCCCCTGTCTTCAGGTCAAGCGAATCGTGGTTCACGAACTTGAGACTCACTGTCTTGTTCTCGGCCTTAATGAACACCGATTTTGCGCCAGGATGTTTCGTGGGACCGTTGCGAACGTATGTCATGAGCCGGTCGCGATTGTAAGGCGAGACGGCTTCTGGAAACGTCAGGTTCATCGCAATCTCTTCCGGAACGCCGAGTTCGTCTACGTCAATATTTGCGTCTGGAGTAATGACGGTTCGTGCTGCGAAATCAACGCGCTTTCCCATGAGGTTTCCTCGCACGCGTCCGGACTTTGCGCCCATGCGAGACTTCAAAGTCTTTAGCGGGCGACCAGAACGCTGAGAGGCGGGCGGAAGACCCTTGATGTCGTTGTCAACGTACGTCGCGACATCAAACTGGAGAACCTTGGTGTAATCGTCAATGATAGAAACCGGGTCGCCTTTGTCAATTTTCTCGCGAAGACGCTGGTTGTTGCGCACGATGTCTATGAGTTTATGCGTCAAGTCGTCCTCCATGCGCTGATTGTCGTCCATGACTACAGACGGACGCACGGTCAGCGGAGGAACGGCGAGAACCGTGCAGACCATCCACTCTGGACGACTGAACTTGGGATGGAAACCAATGGACTTTACAGTCTCGTCCGTCATGCGCTGGAAGCATCGCAGAACCATCTCGGGCTGAAGAGGAATTGGGTCAGCGTCCTCGCTCTTTAGAATCGCAGACAGGGATGCGACCGTGTTTTCAACCTTTTCGACCTTCTTGATGACGGGGCTGTTGCAGTGGACACACCCCTCCATCTTCGTCTTCAAGGACGAGGTGAGTTCGCGGACGGCGTTGAACTTGTCCATACCGGTCAGCGTCTTGGCGATGGTGTTCAAATTCTCTTCCTTGACATACGTGTTTGAACAGTTGAGACAAATGACGCCAAGAATGTTGCGGATAGTCTCTATGAACTGGTAGAGATACACCGGTCGGGCGAGCCGAATGTGCCCGAAATGTCCCGGGCAAAGTAGGTTTGTCTGCTTACATGTAGAACATACCTTTCCGTTCTCAATGACGCCAAACCTGCTGTCGAAAACGCCTCCAGAAACCGGAGATCCCGATTGGAATGTCTTGTCGGTGGTTACCTCGACCACGCTGCGAGAAACGATCTCATCAGGGTTGGCGATGCCGAACTGAACACCGATAATAGTGTCGCCCATTCTTTATATTACTATCTGATGCGTGTATATTATTCCGTTTTCACTTTGAGATAGCGATAGTTTTCTCCCAAAACTCATCTTCGTTCAAAATATCCTTGACGATATCTGCGTCGTAATCCTCTGTCAAATCCATAACCCATTGATCAAATTCTGGACCTAGACGCTGCTTGAATTTGTTTCGGCGTTCCTTGGGAAGATTCCGCATGAACTGGAATAGGTCTAGTCGGACTCTGTTCGTGAAGGTATGTATTGCATAAGGGAACTCGCTGGAGTCCTTATAGTCTCGCACGATGCTATACCATTCTTCCATCCCGTTTGAATTTCACGGAGAAGATTAAGATGCCTCGGAAAACGTTGAGGTTGAAAGCTGTTCGTCCATCTCATAACCCAGAGAAAAAATGGGATGCAGTGTTTGAAAAGAACGGACGTGAAAAGGTGGTTCCGTTCGGAGCCAAGGGGATGTCGGATTACACGAAACACAAGGACAAGACTCGAAGGGCGCGGTATTTACAGCGTCATTCAGGGATGGGTGAGCATTGGAGCCAGCCCGATACGCCTGGCGCGTTGAGCAGGTGGATTTTATGGGGGCCTTCCACATCCTTTCGTCAGAGCGTGAAGGCTTACAAGAATAGGTTTAAACTGTAATAGCATTAGTTGAATTGGTGGGATGTCCGAGAGGTTAAGGAGGGAGTCTTAAGAACTCCTGCTGAAAAGCGCGCGGGTTCGATCCCCGCTTCCACCATATTGCGAGCGTTCCATAGAAACATCTGGATATACAAAAACGCAACTGTTCCGATCACGATGGAGTACCAATATTCCATTCTGATTTGAATGCG